TACCCAGACCGTGATCAGTTGGTGTTGATGTCGTTGATGACGTTTCAGCACTTCCCGCACGTACGCAAGGTCAACTCGGCGCTGCTCTTCATTGTGAAAGACGACATGGTGAAGATGCAGATGCTGCGAGATCAAGCTGATGCAGCGTGGGCTAAGTACCGCGAACGCACCGCCCGTCTCGAGGCCAGCTTCGAGCACGACGTGTGGAATCCAACCGCATCACCGCTATGCCGGTGGTGTCCTGTTAAGCAGTGTGAATACCATCCGGAGCATTAGTCATGACCCAAGTGAACGGCAAACGAAACTACAAACACGCCTACAAGTTGCAGAAAGCTAGCGGCGAAACCAAAGACCAGATCGAGCGCCAACGAGCACGGCGTATGTACGACAAAGAAGGCATCGCTCGAGACGGCAAGGACATCGACCACGTCAAACCGCTCAGGGCTGGAGGCAAGAGCGTGAAAGGCAATCTGCGGCTGCGTAGCAAGCGCAGCAATGAATCGGACAACGGGCATTGAGATGGAGATCGTCAACAACGCCGTCTTGATCAAGACGCGCAACCCCGAAAAGTACACCGTCATACCCAAGAGCAAGATCGTTGAGCGCACCCCTAACGGCTACACCGTCGCCGTCTACTGGGGCCTTGATGAGATGCGTGTGCTTAAGAACCTTGGTGTTCGACACGCTCCCTCCCCTATCCGGCGCAAGTACGACTGGCCCGGGCGTTTCAAACCAATGGCGCATCAGGTGGACACGGCAGCATTCCTGACGCTGCATCGTCGCGCATTCGTGTTCAACGAACCGGGTACAGGCAAGACGCTCTCGGCATTGTGGGCGGCTGACTACTTGATGAAGTCCAAGCAGGTGCGACGTGTGTTGGTGCTGTGCCCCTTGTCGATCATGCAAAGCGCGTGGATGAACGACATCAACCAATCCATCTTGCACCGCAGCGCAGTGATTGCGCATCACGCCAAAGCCATGCGGCGTGTCGAGCTTGTGCAGAGTGACTACGAGATCGTCATCATCAACTACGAAGGGCTGAACCTGATCGCCAACGAGATCAAGAACGATGGGCGGTTCGATCTGATCATTGCCGACGAGGCCAACGCTTACAAGAACCCCAGCACGCAGCGCTGGAAAGCGCTGGCGTCAATCATCCGGCCTGAGACGTATCTGTGGATGATGACCGGCACACCCGCTTCGCAGTCTCCGGTGGACGCGTACGGTCTGGCTAAGCTCGTCAACCCCAACGGCGTGCCTAAGTTCATGTCGGCGTGGCGTGACAAGGTGATGAACAAGATCACGCAGTTCAAGTGGGCGCCCAAGTCCAACGCTAAAGATCTTGTGCACGAAGCGTTGCAGCCTGCCATCCGATTCACGAAGGCACAGTGTCTTGACCTGCCACCTGTTGTGACTGTAACTCGAGACGTAGCGCTCTCTCCGCAACAGCAGAAGTACTACAAGCTGTTGCGAGACCAGATGCTGATCCAAGCAGCAGGCGAGACCATCACGGCAGTGAACGCTGGTGTGGCGGTGAACAAGCTGTTGCAGATCTCATGCGGCGCTGCGTACACGGACGAGAAGGAAGTTGTTGAGTTCGATTGCACCGCACGACTGCAAGTGTTGAGAGAGGTGCTCGAGGAAACGGAACGCAAGGTAATCGTCTTCGCACTGTTTCGTTCTAGCATCGACACCATCACCCGCTTTCTGGACAAGCACGGAATCAAGAACGCCCAGATTCATGGTGGCGTCAGCGCAACAAAGCGTGCGCGTATCATTGGCGACTTCCAGACGACAGACCAAGAGCGCGTGCTCGTCATGCAGCCACAAGCTACGGCGCACGGCATCACGTTGACGGCGGCAGACACCGTTGTCTTCTATGGTCCATTGATGTCCGTGGAGATGTATTTGCAGTGCATCGCTCGTGCTGACCGCAAGGGACAGGACAGCGGCAAGGTGACCGTCGTGCATATCCAGAGCAGTCCATTGGAGGTGCGCTTGTTCAAGGCTATGGAACGTAAGGTGAATGACCACACCCTGCTGGACGAGATGTTCGATCAGGAGATCCACGAAAAAAGTTGAAAGCCCTTTGCACCGTTTTCAAAACCCTGTATCATCGTAAAAACATTGACAGACACTTCGACAGGAGAAGACCATGTCTGATGACGATGTCCCTATGGACAAGCTAGCGCGGGTGTATCGAAAGATGCAGACCCGCATTCAAGAGCTGACCGCGACGTACGAGACGGAAGTTGAAGCGCTCAAGGCTCAGCAAGACGCAATCAAGAACGCGCTCAAGGACAAGATGCTTGCGCTTGGTGTGAAGTCAGTCAACACCGACGCAGGCACGGTGATCCTCTCGACCAAGACCCGGTACCAGACGCAAGACTGGGACTCGTTCAAGCAGTTCGTGATCGAGCATGACGCGGTTGATCTGCTCGAGAAGCGCATCGCGCAAACCAACATGGCGACGTTCTTGAAAGAGAATCCGTCGCTGTTTCCCCCCGGTCTGAACAGCAATACCGAGTTCAGCATTTCAGTTCGTAAACCCTCCCACAAGTAAGAGGAAACCATGAGCAACATCGCTCTATTCAATGCAGCACAAGCACCCGCCTTCGCCCGTAAGGGTCTGTCCGAAACCGCCAAAGCGCTTGCCGGTGGTGGTGCAGGTGGCGGCAAACGTATCTCGATCAAAGGCGGTGTGTTCCGTCTGCTCAGTAACGGCAAAGAGATCGCCGCTATCGATGAGCGCTTTCTTGATGTCGTGATCGTCAAGGCCGCGCCCAAGGTCAACCGCGTGTTCTATGCGAAGTCCTACGATGCCGACGCCGTGACCGGTCCCGACTGCTGGTCTGCCGATGGTGAGAAGCCCAGCCCCGACAGCGCCAACAAGCAGGCCAGCCGCTGCTCAGAGTGCCCCAAGAACATTGCGGGCTCCGGACAAGGCAACAGCCGTGCCTGCCGTTATCAGCACCGCCTTGCGGTCGTGCTCGCGAACCATGTCGATGGCGACGTGCTTCAACTGACGCTGCCTGCTACGTCGATCTTTGGCGAAGGCAAGGAAGACAACCGGCCTCTGCAAGAGTACGCACGTTGGCTGGCTGCGCAGGACATCAGCCCTGAGACTGTCGTGACGCGGATGAAGTTCGACACCAAGTCGGAGTCGCCCAAGCTGTTCTTCAAGGCGATGCGTTGGCTGTCTGATGATGAGTACGAAACGGTCGAGCAGAAGGCGGCTTCGCCCGAGGCGAACAAGGCGGTCACGATGACGGTTGCCAAGATGGACAGCGTCGCTCCGGCGCAGCTCGAGGGTACGCCGCCTGCCAAGGCGCTGCCCAAGCCCGTGGTCGAGGAAGAAGATGAACCCGCACCGCCGCCTCCGCCCAAGGCAAAGAAAGCGGCTAAGCCTGCGCCGGTGGTTGAGGAAGTGGACGAGCCGGAGGTTCGTGAAGCGGTCTCGAAGAAGCCTCCCGTTGAAGCCAAGTCACCGCTGGCCGACATGGTCAGTGAGTGGGATGACGAGTAATCAAGGAGAGCACACATGTATCGCATTCTCAAGAACGTCCCGATGCCGCCTAAGCGTCCCTGTCGCAAACCGGCTACCACCAAGTACCCGTTTGCTCTGATGCAGGTTGGTGATTCCTTTATTGTTCGCTGTGCCGCCTCTAACGTCAAGAAAGAGATGACGCGCATCCGCGCCTTGGCTACTAAGTCTCAGAAGGCTTTGAACTGCAAGTTCGCTCTGCGCCCACTCGAGACGGGTGTAGGCGTCTGGCGCGTTCAGTAAGGAGGTGGGGGGAACGCGCAAGCTAGTACCCCCAACAACATGCCTTACACCTCCAACTTCATAGCCCGCATCAAGAATCAGCCGACCTCGCTGATCGGAACCCGATTGGCGCTCTGGGCGATCTATCACGACATCTCTGCCACCAAGCTAGCGATGGCGATTGGCGCTACGCGTCAGTCTGTCTACAACTGGATGAAGGGCAACGGTGTGCTGCATGTGTACGAGGATCGCATCGAACGGCTGCTCGCTTGCTTGCAGAACTCCAAAACATCCGAAGAAGCGTGGAAAAGAATATGCAAGGAATTCAACCTCAGAGCCTGACCAACGAAGAGCTGGTCAAGTACGCGTGGCTGTTGGACCTGTCGACGGTGCCTGAGTGGGCGCGTGCATGGATCGTCGAGCTGAGCAAACGGCTGGAAAAATTCAACGACGCTACATGCTAAAGGATCGGCATGAAACCGCTGGAGTTTCTTGCGGACGTTCTGCCGTCGCCCGGACACGGGCTGTATTGCGTGGTAGAACTCAGCACTCATAAAAAAGAACATCAATTCGTCACC